GCTAAATACCTCCAGTCTATAAAAAGAGATTGGGAAAAAGCTGAGTGGTTAGAGTTAAACAAAATTAAATTAGTAGAAATAGAAGAAAAAGACATTCCAAATCTTTCCCCAGAATTCTTAGAAGAGAACTTCGATGTTTTTATAGTGTAATTATAAATGATGAACGAAGACTTTAAATTCCCACAAGCTATTTTAAAGCAAATTAATGAATGTTCTAATGGAGGATTCATGCTTTTCAATTTCAATGCTAAAGGAACACCTGAAGTTTATTTCCATTCTGATTCAGATCTTCATACAATTGCACTATTATCTCACGCTGAAAACTATGTAAAAGCGGCTAAGTTAACTCATCAAGAAATATGCTTGAACTCTATCCAAGAGTCTGAGAATCTCCTTGACGAGCTCGATGACGACGACGACATAGAGTTTTGGAAAGATAGTGAAGATCCAGAAGAGTAAATAATGCAAGAAATATATTCCCTACCTGTCGAGCGACTTGTGCTTAGTGGCTTGATAAAATACCCCAATCTTTTTTCAGAATTAGATCAGGTCATAACTGAAAGTGATTTCTTTGAGCCTAAAAATTATGTTATTTATAATGTAATTAGAGACCTCCGTATTAAAGGGGATAAAGTAGACAAGGTAATCGTAGCTCATCAAATACACAATATAGGAATATCTTTTGTAGGTGAAATTGATATACATAATTACATAGATAATATTAGTTATATCACTACCACTGAACAAGCTTCAATTAAAGCTGCTCAGGAATTAGTTAAACTAAGGATACGCCGTGAAATAATTCAATCTGCCTCGAACCTAAAAAACTATGTAGAAAAAAATGGCGATAAAGAAATCGATGAAATAATCGCTGAGGCAGACAGAATCTACAATGATAATATTTCTCTATATGATATAGAAGATGCTCCTAAAAATCTTTTCGAAGATATGCAGGATATTGTCGAAGATTTAGGCGAAAACCCCAATAACGAAACAGGTCTTCTTACCCCATATAGAACTTTCAACACGATGTTTGGAGGACTTAGATCTGCCAATCTCTATGCGATTGCTTCTAGGCCCGGGCAAGGCAAAACCACTTTCCTAAATGATGTCGCCTACAAGACAATGCTCAGGAATCAGACTCCTTGTTTAATGTTGGATACGGAAATGAGCACGCTAGAAATTCAACTTAGGATGGTATCTAGCATGACTAACGTTCCTTTATGGTATATTGAAACTGGCAACTGGAGAAGAAATCCTGAAATGGTTACCTCCGTAAGAGAAGCTTGGAAAAATATTAAAAATCTACCTTATTACCATAAACACGTAGCAAATAAAAATATTGATCAAATTACTTCAATAATCAGAAGATGGCATTTGTCTAAAGTTGGAAGGGAGCAGAAAAGTTTAATTTGCTATGATTACGTTAAATTAACAGGGGAGAAGATGGGCCAAAACTGGGCAGAGCATCAAGCTATTGGCGATAAGGTCGATAAACTGAAAAGAGTTTCAGAAGAGATTAAAGCTCCGATATTCACAGCCGTACAGCTTAACAGGACAGGTGAAAACCAAGGTCGAAGAGGAACAGATGTAACTGATGATAGCTCTGCGATATCACTGTCTGACCGCCTACAATGGTTTGCTAGTTTCGTAGCGATCTTCAGAAGAAAAACTCAAGACGAAATAGCGGAAGATACAACTATGTATGGCACCCATAAATTAGTGCCATTGAAAACTCGATACCAAGGGAGAGATGCTACAGGTCATCAAGACTTAGTACGACGTAGAAACCAAGATGGTTCTCCGGGTAACTGGGCAATTAATTTCCTAAACTTCAATGTGGAAAACTTTTCCGTGACAGACAGAGGGTCGCTTAGAGATGTTGTGGCTAATAACATTCCAGAAGATCTTGAACAAGCGGAAAACAACAACGATAACGAAATAGAGGAGCTTTTAAGCTAATGCAAGATTTAGAAAACGTTTTGGTGGAAATGGGCTACCAGCTTTTGGACAGAGGAAACGAATTTAGAACCTCTGCCGTTTACAGAGGGGGAGACAATAACACGTCTGTATGTATTAGCAAAGAAGATGGTCGATGGTATGACTTCAAAGAAAGGATCGGGGGTAGATTTGATGAATTAGTTAAGTTGACTCTTAAAACTGATGCTGCCGAAGTAGATAGAATCTTAGCAAATAAGAATATATCAGCTCCCATATCGACGATTAAAGCTGTCAATAAAGAAGCTAAAACTAAAATATTCAAGAAAGATCAATTAGACCATCTAGTAAAAGACCATTCTTATTGGACTGATAATAGAGGTATCAGGCTGGATACTATTTCCAAATTCGAAGGCGGATTAGCCTTAAGTGGGAAAATGAAAAACCGATATGTCTTTCCAGTATTTAACAAGCATAAGAAGTTGATTGGTGTTTCGGGTAGGGTTATATCGTCTTCCGATACTAGAAGTAAGTGGAAACACATAGGGGTAAAATCAAATTGGATATACCCCTTGCAGTATAATCATAATATCATAGTAAAAGAGAAAAAGGTCATACTCATTGAAAGTATTGGAGATATGCTTTCTCTTTGGAATGCGGGTATAAAAAATACTATTGTATTATTTGGGTTAGACTGTAGTATCCCCGTACTCAACAGTTTAATAAAACTTAACCCACTGGATATAAAAATTTCTCTAAATAACGATCAAAAGAATAACTCTGCTGGTAATGATGCTGCTTTAAAATTAAAGAAAAAATTAAATAAATATTTTAATAACAGCCAGTCTCGAGTATGCTTTCCAACTAAACCATTCAACGACTTCGGTGAAATGACAGTCAACGAAATAAGAGAATGGGCAAAACTCTAAGATGCCTGAAAAAAAAGAAAGAATTTTATCCGCGTCTAGAATTAAGACGCTTCAAAGCTGTTCTTGGCTGTATTGGGCCAAGTACCACTTAAAACTGCCTGACAAGTCAAATACGGGCGCTCTAAGGGGTACTATATGTCATTTAGTGCTAGAAATGATCATCACAAAGATGAGAAAAAGGCACTATAATGAAATGGTTCTAGCTGGAACCATCAAAGGCTGTCCGTCTATCTATCGACTCGTCAAAAAACACGCTAAAGCTTTAGGGGAAAAACATGGGTTTGATTTGCTAGATGCCGAACACATGGATCTTATGGATAAGATGATCATCAACGCCTTTAACTATGATTTTTTTGGGGAAGGCCATCTTACCGTAGAAGGTGAGGAAAAGTTCTTACTAGAAAACGACGATCCTAAATATAAAGTCACGGGCTTCATAGATAAGGCAATTAAATTTAAGAACAATAAATATAAGATTGTAGATTATAAAAGTTCCAAAAGTAAGTTCACGGATAAGGAGCTAGAAACGAATCTACAGGCCATGATTTATTCTCTAGCTAATAAAAAGAAAAACAAAAAAGCTACAAGTTTAGTTGAATTTCTATTCTTGAAGTTCGCTCGAGCAGCCTCTCAACAAATACAATTTACTGATGACGAATTAGAAGGTTTCGAATACTACCTTGCCCAAGTCTTCCATCTTATAAATAACTTTACAGAGTCAGAAGCAGAGGGCAACTACGCGGCTCGTCAACCAAGGCCAGAAAGAGGAGAAGGGTTTAAAGGTCCTATAATGTGCGGCTTTGCTAAGTATCCGGGGCAGCTTAAAAAAGATGGGAACCCTATGTGGCATTGTTCCTACAAATTTCCATTTGATTATTTTGTATTGACAGACGATGACTCTGGAAATATTATCAGTTCTGCTTTCGAACTAGCTGATTTACCTAGTGCAGAAAAAGGCCAGTCGGTAGAGAAGAGAAAGTATGATGGATGCCCAGCGCATGCGAAACCAAAGACAGAAGACGTTTTTGACTTTTTTGATTAAATGTTACCTTTATTTAAATCTCATTACAGCGTAGGTAGAAGTATATTGACTCTAGAGGATAGGGATGAAATCGAGTCCAACTTTCCAGACTCTATTATAACTATCTCTTTAAAACACGATATTAAAAGACCTATTTTAGTAGAAGACAGTATGGGTGGCTTTCTAGAAGCTTATACTAATTTCTCTAAGCATAAAATTAATTTTATATTTGGTTTAAGGGTCACGGTTTGTGATTCTATAAATAAAAAAAATGAAGAGTCCAGACTTACTGAATCTAAGTTTATTGTCTTCATGAAAAACTCTAATGGCTACGAGAAGCTAATAAAGATATACTCAATCGCAGCCAAAGAAGGATTTTATTACTACCCAAGAATAGACTATTCAACACTGGAAAGCCTATGGTCAGATGATCTAGAATTGTGCGTACCATTCTACGACTCTTATATTTATAATAATAGTTTCTGTAATAATACGTGTGTTCCTAAAATTAATTTTGCTTCCCTAACTTACTTCCAAGAGGATAATAATCTTGTACTAGATTCTCTGCTCAAAAGAAAGTTAGATAATCTGAAAGTAAAAACCGAGAAAGCTAAGAGCATTTACTACTACAAAGATTCTGACTTTAAGTCTTATTTAACTTTTAGATGTGTTAACAAAAGAACTACTTTGGATAAGCCCGAGCTTCTCCACATGAG